ATTTCCAGATGTCAAAATTCCTTGTAATCCTGCAATGTCTTTTTTGTCTTGCCTTATTTGTCGTTCCATTTTTCTTTGCATTTGTTCTGCATCATATTGAGATATTTGTTTACCATTATATGTAACTTTTGCATTTTTCATTTCTTTGAGTTCTTGGTGTGTATGTGTTAAGCTCGAACCTTTATAGTATGGATACCAATCATGCCTACAGTTTACCCCTTTGAATCCTGTTACTTCTCCATAACCTATATCATCCAGACTCAAATAGCCTTTTTGACCACTTCTACTTACTATTTTACCTTGCCATTCTGCGTGCTCTGGTCTTGCTCCTGAATGCGCTGTCAACTCCATCAAATCCCAACCTAGTTCATCTGCACGCATTTCTTGCAGTTTTCCACAAGTTTGATTTACTCCAGTTATAATGTTCATTCTTACTGCAGCTTCAATGCTTCTGTGTTGACCGCTTGGATATGTAATATATGTTCCTTGCGTACTTAGTTCTTTTATTGCGTCTATAATTGATTGAGAATAACTTTTTACTTCTGTTGATACTTCCATATAAGCTTTATTCATTGCATTATAAAATTGAGTCTGACTTGTACTAGCTGTCGTCATTACTAAATTACTTAAATTATTATGCGTTTTTAATGCTGTTGCACCTAGTAACTGCCACATACTACTACTTTGTTTTAATGCTGTAGGTTGTAGTCCTGCAAGTCTATATATATTGTCATCATATTCTAAGGACTTTATTCCAGCTTCTTCAAATATTTTTTGTACTTCCACTTCTGAAGAATTGTTGTATTTTCCTACTAGATTTATAATGTCTTGATACATCATTCCCATTTCTTGAGCTATGAGTATATTGTTTAGAACAACAGTATTCGCGTATCCTACATTTGCTATTCTTTCTGCTATTTCTTGAATTATTTCTAATTCTAAATTGGCATATAGTTTATTTGCTTGCTTTTCGATTTCTTTCCATTGTTCCGGAGTTATCATAAACTATCACTCCTCGTTAGGTATCATTCCAAATGCTTCTTGATTACTCTGTTTCTCTTCATTTATTCTTTGCAATTCCTCTTCTGCTTCTTGCTCTGTCATTCCTTTGATATCCATTAAATAAGATTTTTTACTTCTTAATCCTGCACTCACTTCTTGCTGAGCTCTTAATTGTTCTGCATTTTTATCTTCTATAATACTATCATCTGCTACTATCGTTATTTTGTTTGTTTTTATTCCTTCCATTTCACATATTGCTTGCACTAAGTCATATACACAATCATGTATTACAGTTTGATAATGTTCTTTTGTTCTAAATGCTTGACTATTTTCACTCATTACTTCAGTTGCGGTTTTAGTAGATGTTCCATTGAATTTGTAGAAGTTGCTTCCAAATCCTAATCCTTCTGTTAACCAGTTTAAATCTGCATTGATACTATCTATATGCTCTCGATATCTTAGCGACATATCAATTTCTTTTACTGGTTCTTTCATTTTGTCGCCGTCTATGTTTATTCCTTGATAAATTTTGTCGTTTTTATCAAAGTATTGTACAAATCTAGAATTTCCTTGCTCGTCTGTCTCAATTTTGCCTTTCATTGCTGATTGGTCTACAATAATTCTTTTCTTTCCTAATATAAATTCGTTGTAAAAACTGTCATATTTTGTGTCAATAGATTTAAACTTATCTATGCTATTTGCATAAATTGAAATACCCATTGGGCTTGATGTATCGAAATTATTTGCTAAATTAGGCTTCCATATTTGAAAGCGAGGTGTTCTTGTCCTTACAATCTCTTCTTCTTTTATATTTGGAAACTTAGTACCAAAATTTATTTCTTTACCTAGTGTAGTTTCATCATTAGATTTATATAATTCGTTTAATTTAATATATAAATTTCCTGTAAATTCGTGATAAGTTATATGTGTATAATATGTTTTCTTTTTGCCATCGTCTTCCGCAAATCTACTAATAGTTGTCATTCCTTTTATATATCCATTAGTAAATTTATATGGGATTACTACATCTCCATCTATATAATCAATTATAGTTCTATCATTTTCGTCTTTGTATTCGACTGTTGCTCCATTTCCTAATGCTAAAAATTTCTCAATAAAAATAGGAAGATTAACAGTAAAAGAATTTTCTTTACTATCTAATACTTCCCACAATCTTTTCGTTGCATTTTTATTACTTAATTCTATTCTTGTTTTTTCAGTCCATAATAATTTATTAATATCCTCACATACCTTTTTAGGCATATTCATTGTAAGTCTTTCGCAGTCTGTTTCTACTCCGCCTATTCTGTCTGTGTAGTGATGAAAATCATTAACATTTCCTCTGTACCACTCTTTCCATATTTCCATTAAGTCATATATTGTGCCAACTGTTAAATTGATTCCTTTTTTACTTAAAACACCTGCTATATTGTTATATAATTTCATCTTATCCTCCTATTGTTTTAAACCTAGCTTTTGTAGGTTATCTTTTATCCAATATTGAAAATTATCTTGTGTATGATCTCCATAGCTGTAAGCATAATCTTTCGTATATGTGTTGTAGTATTTTTCTGAACTTAAAAAAGCCTTCTCCGTTTTATCCGGAGTTGGCTTTCCTTTTTCTACGCTATCTTTTAACCACATATAGTTTTCGTTTTCTTTTTTAAATATCTTGTTGTTTCCATTATCTATTACTCTAAATTTCTTTTTAGCTAAGAAGTCTTGTGAATATTCTATTAGCTGTTCTTTGTTTGTTCCTTTATCTACTGGATGCAATCTTCTTCCATAATCTTTAAAGAATTGGTTTCTTAATGCTCCTTCTGCAGAATCTATTGTTTCTTTATCAGTTGTTGCTTTATATTTCTTTATCATCGCTATTTCGAAATCAAATATATCTTTACTTAATTCGCTTGGAGCTTTTTTAACTGACTTTTCGTGAGGACTGTAGTAATATGTATCTAACAAATACCAATATCCATCACTTCCTAACCCATAACATCCTACTGCTGTTGCTGATGTTTGATGTCCACTATCTATTGCAAAGTCTAAATATAATATTCTTATTTTGTTTTTCTCTATGTAATCTTCTTCTACATACTCTATTAAATCAGGATTATATATAAGCCCTTCTAATCCTATAACTTGTCCCAAATAAATCCAGTTATATCTCTTTTCATCATTCTGTTTTAACTCTTCTGCTTCTTGTATAGCAATTTGCCCCAACCATTCTTTTGGCACTGTTCTATAATCACTTTGATGAATCAAATAATTGTTGCTACTTTCTTTTTCTTCAGACCATTTGTTAACCCAATCAAATTTATTCTTTGGTGGGTTATATGAATAAAATGTAATAAACCAATCATCATTGCCTCTCATAAAGGTAGCTTTTATTTGGTCTACATCTTCTGGATTATCCCATCCTGTCAATTCTTCGAACCACACCATTTTTATTAATGTGTGTTCGTCTATCATACCCTTGACTGTTTCGTAATCATCTCCACCTGCAAAATATATTGTATTGCCATTATTAAATCTTATTTCCATTGGAGATAAATAAGCTTTATAATCTGCACCTTCTTCAAGTCCCAATCTTTTGCATGCTCTTTTTATTTCTTTGTAAACCGATTTTCTTAATTGGTTTTGGTGTTTTCTTAATATTACGGCTGAACAATTCACATTGTTTAAACAGTTATATACTATCTTTATGGAAATCATTGAAGATTTTGTAGAACTTCTACCACCTTTATATATTTGATTTGTTTTTTTGCTGTTAAATGTTTTCCAGAAGTGTGGAGCAATTATTTCTTTTATTCTAATCTGTTTCATCTTCATCATCCTCTGGCAAATCGTTTATTATCTGAACTCTATTATCATTGTTTGTAGTCTGTTCATCTTTAACTATTTCCCTAATTTCTCTGACTGCTTGTATTTGTTGTGAAGAATTACTATTCATAGCTGTTTTCCATAGTGAAATTATTAATGCCATTTGGTTATCTATTTGGTCTTTCTTTATACCTAATGCAGATAATGCTTCAGCAACATCGTTTCCATTGTTGTCTTTCAAATTAAAAGGCAAAGACAATAGCATTTCCATTTGCTCTTTCATAGCTTTTCTTTGTCTTCTAACCTCAGCTGATTTCTTTCCTGCTCTTCGACTATCTTCACTATGCTGTTCTCGTGTCCTTCTCGAATTAACTAATTCAATTGGCATTAAGTTTTGTTCATTCGCCATCTACCTCCACACCTACATTTCTTCTTTATCTATTCCATCATTGCTTATTGAACATATATTGTAATACTGACAATTATCGCAGTTTTCCTCTTTGCAGTTTGCTCTTTGCTTCTTTGCAAAAGCTTTCCTCTGCTTATATTCTCGGTCTATCTCTGACGCTATATAACTAACGTACTTTCTCATCTCTGTCACACTTTGTTTTTCTGTCGATTGTTATATGTATTCCATTACAGTTTTGTATATCACAGTATTTGCACTTATCTTCTAAATGCTCTTTTATTAGTTCTTCTGCTGACATAATAAACACCTCTCTTCATTAGAATATTTTATCTATATATAACAAAAGATACATATACCGTTGTCCAATATAT